TATCAAAGATGAGATAGAGGAGGTATATAAAATGGTATACGACAAGAAAGTATTACCATCAATGAGATCATTACAATTTGGTGGAAAACCAATTGAGATTTCACCAAACAGAATTTATAATTGTGCTTACATGCCAATTGACCACGTAGATTCATTTTCTGAAACTATGTTTTTACTTTTAGGTGGAACAGGAGTTGGTTACTCAGTTCAAAAACACCACGTTGAAAAATTACCAGATATTAAAAAACCAAATCCTGAAAGAACAAGACGTTACTTAATTGGTGACTCAATTGAAGGATGGGCAGATGCCATTAAAGTGTTAATGGAATCGTATTTAGGTTATAAGTCATCAACACCTATTTTTGACTTTTCAGATATTAGACAAAAAGGGGCGATGCTTGTAACATCAGGAGGTAAAGCACCAGGACCTCAACCGTTAAAAGATTGTATTCACCACATTACTAAAGTGTTGGATAACAAAAAAGACGGTGAAAAATTAACACCAATTGAAACTCACGATATCGTATGTCATATTGCTGACGCAGTTCTAGCTGGTGGTATCAGAAGAGCGGCACTTATTTCATTATTCTCGGCTGATGATGAAGAAATGATTTCTTGTAAGTCAGGAAATTGGTGGGAACAAAACGCACAAAGAGGTAGAGCAAATAACTCAGCGGTACTTCTTCGTCACAAAATCACAAAAGAATTCTTTATGGATCTTTGGAAACGTATTGAATTATCAGGGGCAGGAGAACCTGGAATTTATCTATCTAACGATAAAGATTGGGGAACAAACCCTTGTTGTGAAATCGCACTAAGACCATTCCAATTTTGTAACTTATGTGAGGTAAATGCTTCAGATATCGAATCACAAGAAGATTTTGAAAAAAGAGTTAGAGCAGCCGCATTTATTGGTACATTACAGGCTGGTTATACTGACTTCCATTATTTAAGAGATATTTGGAAAAGAACAACTGAAAAAGATGCACTTATTGGTGTTGGTATGACAGGTATTGGTTCAGGTGTTGTTTTAGGGTATGACATGAAAAAAGCGGCTAAGGCCGTTAAAGAAGAAAACGAAAGAGTTGCTGAACTTATTAAAATTAATAAATCAGCAAGAACAACGACCGTTAAACCATCAGGAACCTCATCGTTAGTGTTAGGAACCTCATCAGGAATTCACGCTTGGCATAATGACTTCTATTTAAGAAGAATCCGTGTTGGTAAAAACGAATCAATCTATTCTTACTTGGCGATTAATCACCCTGAGTTAATTGAAGATGAGTTTTTCCGTCCTCACGACACTGCGGTTATTACTATCCCACAAAGAGCACCAGAAGGGTCTATTGTTAGACACGAGTCAGTATTTCAGATGTTAGAAAGAGTTAAGAAAGTTTCTCAAGAATGGATTAAACCTGGACACAGAAACGGTCAAAACACACATAATGTATCTGCAACCGTTTCAATTAAAGAAGATGAGTGGGATTTAGTTGGTGATTGGATGTGGAATAACAGAGATTTTTATAATGGACTATCTGTATTACCATATAATGGAGGAACTTACACACAAGCACCTTTTGAAGATTGTACAAAAGAAGACTTTGAAAGATTAGTTAAAACATTAACTGATGTTGATTTAACTAAAGTTGTTGAGTTACAAGATAATACCGACCTTAGAGGTGAAGCCGCTTGTGCTGGTGGGGCATGTGAAATAGTATAAGTCATGACAGTAAACGCATCAAAAGATTGGGTACAACAATTATATGTTAGGGAATTCGGACCTAAACTACAACCAAACGAATTCTATTATGATAACCAAGGTAGAATGGTTATGACCGAAGATTATCATATAAGAAGAGGTAAGTGTTGTGGAAGTAGGTGTTTACATTGTCCTTATGAACCTCAATACGAAAGAGGAAATCAAAACCTTAAAGAATCCTTACGAAAGTAAGGATTTTTTTATTTATATAAAATTTACCAACACTATATTTATTTAATATGGCAGATGGTATTACTTATGGTATAATATTCCCGTTTAGGCAAAGTACTAATGGTAAATTTTTGGCACTTTCTGAACAAACAGATGATGAAATAAGAAGTAACTTAATTCATTTATTATTAACTAGAAAGGGAACGAGATATTATTTACCTGATTTTGGTACAAGACTATATGAGTATATTTTTGAACCATTAGACGGAGAAACATTTGAAAACATTAAATCAGAAATACAAGAATCGGTAAGTAAATATATACCTAATTTAGTAATACAAAATATAACTATTGAACCTTATATTGATACTGAACCATCACTTGGTGAATTATCATCGGAACAATTTGATATACCTGTCTATAGAGTACCAGGGGCTAACACAGAAGAATACACAGCTAAGGTAAAAATAGAATATATTGATAACGCTAGCGCTTTTGGGTCTAGAGAATTTGTAATAATTAATATTTAATTAATATGGCTAATAAAAAAATATCATACACAGAAAGAGATTTTGAAGGAATAAGACAAGAGCTTATAAATTTCACGCAACAATATTATCCCGAATTAATTCAAAACTTTAATGACGCATCTGTATTTTCTGTTTTGATGGATTTAAATGCTGCAGTTACTGATAACCTACATTTTCATATTGATAGAAGTATTCAAGAAACAGTTTTACAATACGCACAACAAAGGTCATCAGTTTTTAACATTGCTAGAACGTATGGTTTAAAAATACCTGGTTTTAGACCTTCAGTTGCAATTGCTGATATTTCTATTACTGTTCCCGCTAATGGAGATCAAGAAGATAGTAGTTATTGTGGTATTTTAAGAGCCGGGTCTCAATTTGGTGGTGGAGGTACTATTTTTGAAAATTTATATGATATTGACTTTAATTCTGATTTTAATATTGAAGGGTCTATTAATAGGACTAAAGTACCTACTTTTGACCAAAATAACAGTTTAGTAAATTATGTTATAACTAAAAGAGAAGTGATAGTTAATGGTACCACTAAAGTGTTTAAAACTGTAATAAATCCAAACAACGTTGTTCCATTTTATAGTTTGTTTTTACCTGAAAAAAATGTTTTAGGGGTAACATCAATAATACAAAAAGACGGAACATCTTATCAAAACACACCAACCTATGCTGAATTTGCTGGTACCGAAGGTAGGTGGTATCAAGTTGATTCTTTAGTTGAGGATACTGTTTTTATTGAAGATTCAACTAAACCAGTTGATAATGCTGGGGTAAAAGTTGGTACATATATTAAAACTGACAATAGATTTATAACTGAATACACCCCAGAAGGGTTTTTAAAAATACAATTTGGTGCGGGAACTACTACCCCAAATGAGCAATTACAACAATTTTCTAGAACGGGAGTTACTTTAAAACTACAAAATTATCAAAACAATATAGGGTTGGGTTTAACCGTTAAACCAAATACAACATTATTTGTACAATATAGAATAGGTGGTGGTATTACGTCAAATATTGGGGTAGGAGCAATAAACCAAGTAATAAATCCTAATTTCTTTGTTAATGGTAGTAGTTCTAGTTATAATCAAAGCGTTACACAATCAATTACGGTTACTAATGTGAGTGCAGCAATCGGAGGATCAAATCAACCAACAATTGAAGAAGTAAGAAATATGGTTACGTTTAATTTCGCCTCCCAAAGAAGGGCGGTGACAGTAAATGACTATAAATCTTTAATCGATACCATGCCAGGACAATTCGGGGCACCTGCGAAAGTATCTATAACTGAAATTGATAATAAAATATTAATTAAAATATTATCTTTTGATGCTAATGGATCGTTAACACAAACAGTTTCCAATAATCTTAAAACTAACTTAGCAACATACCTTTCTAAATATAGAATGATTAATGACTATATATCAATTGAAGTTGCAAAGGTTATTGATTTAGAATTAGAATTTTTTGTTGTTACTGAAAACATCGGGTCAAGATCGCAAATAATAACACAAATAATTAACACAGTTACAGACTATATGGAACCAGGTAAAAGAGAACTTGGTCAAAATGTTAATATATCTGATTTAAGAAGAATTGTACAAGCAATTAACGGTGTTAATACATTAACAGCAATTAATGTATATAATAAAGTTGGTGGTCAGTATTCATCATCTGAAACATCACAAAGATATGTTGATCCGGCAACAAAACAAATTGAATTAGTTGATGATACAATATTTGCTGAACCCGATCAGATATACCAAGTACGATTTCCAAATAAAGACATTAAAGTTAGGGTTAAAACTTTAGGAACGGTTAATTTCTCATAAGATTCTTTATTTTTAAACATACAAACTTACTTTTAAAAATAGTAACATAACTATTTATGAACAAAGAGAACCATGTCTAAAAATTATAGATTAAGAACAACACCGGGTATAGATAAGAACATAAGAATCAAAATCGATCAAGACTTTGATTTTATTGAAATTCTATCTTTAAAATTAAAACAATCAGACCTTTATACTAGGTTTTGTGCCGATTATGGTGTAATTGCTGGTAGAGTAATAACAAATGGAGGTTATGGGGTACCAAATGTTAGTGTATCCGTTTTTGTGCCATTATCAAACGAAGATGACGAAGATCCTGTTATATCCACATTATACCCATATAAAACACTAACAGACAAAAACGAAGACGGATATAGGTATAACTTATTACCTTACGTTCAAGAATATGGAGGACATAACCCTACAGGTACTTTTCCTGATAGAGAAGATGTTTTAACAAGAAGTGAGGTTTTAGAAGTTTATGAAAAATATTATAAATACACCGCCAGAACTAACGATAGCGGTGATTTCATGATTGTTGGTGTCCCTTTAGGACAACAAATAATAATTATGGATGCCGATTTATCAAACATAGGTTGTTTTTCATTAAGACCATCTGATTTAATAAGAATGGGTATGGGTAGTGAAGGTCAGTTTGATGGGCCTTCTTTTAGGTCATCTACTGACTTAGATTCTTTACCACAAATAATTAATCAAAAAAAAGAAGTTGAAGTCGCGTCTTTTTGGGGTGAGGAAGATTTATGTAACATAGGTATAACAAGAGTTGATTTTGATTTAAGAGATTCGGGAATAAAAATAGAACCACAAGCAATTTTTATGGGTTCAATTTTCTCAACGACAGATGAAGACGCATTACAATCTAATTGCAAACCTAAATTTGACTCAGGAAATCTTTGTGATTTAGTTACTGCCCCTGGTAGAATTTTAGCAATTAGACAAACAATTTATTCAGACGCAGCAGGACTACCAATATTAGAACAACATAATTTAGATCAAGGAGGTAATATAATTGATAATGAGGGAACATGGCTTACAGAAGTACCTATGAATTTAGATTATGTTACAACAAATGAATTTGGAGAACAGATTTTATCAAACGACCCTACAGTCGGAATACCAACAAAGGCAAAATATAGATTTAAAATTCAATATCAAAATGAATCCTTTGGTCAGTCAGTACAAAGAGCAGAATATTTAGTACCAAATATTAGAGAGTATGGTTGGAATAGTACAACAAATGCTAACGGACCTAGTGACGACACACTACAAAGACAATCATATGCTTTTAGTCTTGATTGGACAGATTATGGAAATACCGGTACAACTATAGGTCAAAAAATGATTAGAGACGCCATAAATTGTGAAGATAAGTTTTTTGAATTTAATTATAATAGAGTTTATACTGTTTCTGGTTTTATTGATAGATGGAAGTGGGGATTCAATAGAGCAAGACACATGGGTATTAAAGAGATTACAAATAGGGAGTGTTCTAAAACAACAAATAGAATGCCTGTTAACGATGGGGTTAGAAATTTTGATTTATTATTTTTTCTATTCAATATCATTATTACAATATTTGGATTTTTAGTATATGTTTTAGTACCTTTATTACACCTTATTGCTCTTTTTTGGCCAATCGCAAAATGGGCAATAGCAATTGGTGTTCCACTTTTTTTAGGGTATTTAACGGTTTTCTTTTTTGCTGCGGGCGTCACTGCTTTTCCAGCGATAGGTCTTATGGTTTTATCTTTTGGTACTGCCTTAGTTTTTGCATTGGCAACAGCCTTTTTTATAATCAAAGTAAGTCCACTAATTTTAGCTACACAAGGAATAAACGGTATAAATTTACCATCAATGGCATATCCAGAATGTGAGGCTTGTTCTTGTGAAACTACGAATTTAGAGTTAGATGAGATTATTGGTGACGGAACATCTGGAAATCTAACAGTTACAACAATAAGGGATCAAGATATCTTTACAAGAAAAAACTCATCTTTTTTATCTGACGTTAATTCTAATAATTTTTGGAGTAACGCCCCTGATGAATCAAACTGTCCTGAAAATGGGTGCGATGACAGTACAAATTTTTGTGGGATTAGAACTGATGAATTTGGAGGCAACCAACAGACTAAAATAAATAAATATAATTTAAATAGTTATGGTATTAGATATGCATTAGCAGGGTACCCCAATTTAAAAGTAGTTGGAACACCAATAAATAGGCTTTTTTTTCCTGAAGAGAGTGTCGTATTTATTGAGGACATTACATACGCACAAAGATTAAATCTTGCTAACATAAGACAAAGATATTTTGATAGACCAGGCGTGTTTTTTTCACAAAATATTATTAAAACAAAAATAGAAAACGATGGATATTATTCTGATGAATTTACAGATAATGTTATGGTTTTAATGTGCGACCCGAACACTATTGAGCAACTTCCTGCCGGTTCTTTACTTTCTTTTGTAAATCCGGAAAATATAAATGACAATAATATTAATGGGTATAATGTGAGTGGAGTGACTGAAAATCAATTAGGGACTAATTCAATAACAGGAACTTCCTCTTTATTTAAACAAATATCGTTAGAATATATAACAGAAAACGCAACAACCGCTTATGCTAATATAACAATAACAGGATCCACAACCGAAAGACCGTACAGATTTAAAGGTGGGGTTGAATATTTTCAAGTAATAACAGGAATGACAGTTAATGATGCCTTTAATTTGACTACATCATCTAATATGAATTACATGAGGTATTTCTTTTTAGATACTAGACAAAAAATTGTTTATAGAAAAAGTTGTGACGGAAACCCTACCGAAAGTATTGTTAACCCATTAAAGAGTACATCAATAATTAACCAA